CACGGACGGCGTGCGTCGCACTCCTGCGCTTGTCTTCCCCGTCATGGACAGGAAGCATAATTCCATTCAGCAGCTCGATGGTCGTGCAATCAGCGACAACATCCAACGTGCCAGTGTCAAAGCCATTGCTACGTTCACGGGCCTTGGTCTTCGGCTCTATGCCGGAGAGGACATCCCCAAGGAAGAAGCGCCAAAGCTGCAGCAGGACACGCTCAAGACGCCTGCACGCACGAAGACTGCCCCTAAGGAAAGCGCTGCTGCTGCTGGAGGCGAGGGGCCTGTTGCCGCCGCTGATACAGGGTCCGCTGAACCCTTCGATGCAAAGGCAGCTCTTACGGCAGTGTGCAAAGCCAATCCTTTGAACTATGCCGACGAGAAAGCTTCTATGGCTGCAGGCAAAGCTGCTCTTGAAAGTATTGGACTTGCTCGCGCCACAGAAATCAAAAGCTGGCAAGCCTTCGGAAACGTCGTCGCAGCAATGATGACACTATGGGCAAAGGAGCAGGAAGTTGTCATCAGCAAGGCTGAAATGACAGAGGAAATTTCCCTTGTTCGTGGGCTTGAGGACACTGCTGCCATTGTTGAAGGCATGAAAGCTTTCGTGGCAAAAAAGCAGTAGATCTGGCAGCGGCCCGCCTAGCACGGGCCTTTGCTGGAACCATTTGTCTTGATGATGATCTCCTTCCCGTTACTGAGCTTCCTGCCAAGCTATTTGGCGAATGACCCCCTCGGTTTGTTCCTTCTCGTTACCTTCACATGCCTAATCCTTGCCCTGTCAATTCTGGCAATCCTTTCCTTGATAGTCCCATGAGCCGTTTCACTTTTCTTCACGAAGAAGGGGAAACAAAAGTTTCCTATTCGTTCCATAACATCTATTGCCCTGAAATCGTCGAGCATTTCAAGCAGTTTGTTTTGGCCTGCGGTTTCTTTGAAACTTCAATAATGTCTGCGATGGCGACCATGGTTGAAGAATACGAAACAATGGAAGAAAAGCGTGCGCAATCATCGCTCTCTGATTGATGCTTGTCATGAAGCATTCTGGAGCTTTCCTGAAGACACGCTTAGCAGTGATCGTCGCATTGCTGCTGTTCTTGAAGCCATTGCTAACCATCCTCTTGTTGACAAGCAATTTCTTCGTCAAACTGCTCGGACTATTCTCATGCCTGACATTGCAATGTGCTCGGGGGACGAATGCCCTGTTAAAGAAAATTGTTGGCGTTACATGGCGCCTGCAGATCGTTGGCAGAGCTATTTCGCTGCGCCTCCATGCGACGAAGAGGGCTGCGACTATTTCTGGGACATGAACGAAAAATGAAAACCAACAAAGAAACAGTGCTCAGCTCCACATTGCTGTCACCTCTTGGGCGTATTATGGCTGAGCGCTTAATGGGAGAAAATGGCGTGAGCATTGAAAGGCTTTTGAACTTCTTGGGCGAACTTGAAACCGACATTCAAAGTGTCGGCGACAAAGCTTTCAGCCTTGAATACGAACTGAGTTCCCACATCTCAAGCCATGACTAAACATGGCCTGTTACGATCTATGCCTTACCTCCCTCCAAATGCCAGCATTTCCCCGCTACGAACCCAACCGGCTCCAAATTCAGAAAAAGCGCTACTATCTGCTGAACGATTTTCCAAATGTTCCAGAAGGGTTTGTTTTGCCTTCTGTGACGACTGTTGCGAGCGCGTGTTCTCCACCTGGCAAAATTGCAGCGCTAATGAACTGGCGCAAAAAGGTGGGCAATGAAGAGGCTAATCGTCGCACTCGTAATGCTGTGGATCGAGGCAATTGGCTTCACGGTGTTCTAGAAGATTTCTGGAACGGCGAAGACATTCAAGAGCATCTTGATTCTCACGAAAACTACGTGCCTTATTTTGAAAGCATTGTTGGTTTTCTTGAGCGCGTTGATAGTCCATTGCTCGTCGAAAGTGCCATTGCCTGGTACGATCCTGCGCAAGAAATTGGCTATTCAGGCACCTTTGATATGCTCGCCAAAATGAACAGCGGGCAATATGCTTTGCTGGATTGGAAGACGAGCTACAAAGAAAAGCCTGATACACAGCTAGCCGATTATCGCATGCAGCTTGGCGCCTATGTGCAAGCCATTGAACAGATGTATGACATCGAAGTGAATGAAGCGCATTGCGCCATTGCCATTCATGATCCTGATACTGGCCATTCCCAAGAAGCGCAAATCGTGAGCCTCTCAGCAGGAGAGCTTGCGATGCAGGCAGGCATCATGGTGCAGAAGGTGCAGCAGTTTTTCTTTGAACACTACCCCGGCGGACGCCCCTTAATGATTTCTATGGACCGTGGAGCTTGACTCCCAGTTCATTCCCGCTATGCTTCTAGAGCCCCTCCAGGGCCGACCACTCTCCTTCTGAGGAACACTACATGCCCTCTGGCAATCCTCCCGTTTTCAGCGGCACTGTCGATCTCACCCCCGACATTCTGAATGCAGCCAAAAAGGCTGGTCCCAATGCACAAGGAAACTACAGCTTCCGCGTGGCACTGTGGAACAACGACAAGCGTGACAAGGACACTGCTCCTCATTTCAAGGGGCAAGTAACTGTCAATAAGATGGAAAATAGCCCTAAGGCTTATTCTTCCTTCTGGCAAAACGGCGAAGCCGTTAGCTCCTCGTCTTCGTCTAGCGACGATCTCTTCTGACAATGAAGCACTCCCGAGATTCCAAGGACTGGGCTATCTACCTTCTGGCAGTAGGCATAGCTCTTGGAATTACTTTCGGGCTGGCTTGTTTAGGGGCATGGGCGGTTCAGGCAATCTGGCCGTCTGTGCCCTTTTGGCCTGCCACGATTCTTGTTTGGCTCTCCATGGGCTTGTTTTCTCGCTCTTCAAACAGTGCTTCTTAACGACAAGCAAATTAGCATTCTCGCTGAAAACGACATCATCTTTCCTTTCACTGGAGAGAAGCGTCGCGAGCTGGACAATGGTACGAAAGCATTGTCTTATGGCCTGTCTCATGCTGGTTACGACCTGCGTCTTTCCCCGGAAGGCTTCATGGTCATCGACAACAGCGTCAGCAAGGACTTCCCTCTTGACGTGAAAAGCTTCGACACGGAGCTAATGGAAGAGCAAAAGCCTCGTCAAGAAAACGGCAGCACGTTTTTCGTACTTCCTCCCTTTTCCTACGCGCTTGGCGTTAGCCTTGAGCGCATCTCGATGCCTAACAATGTGATGGGCATCACAGACGGGAAGTCAACGTATGCACGTCAAGGGACCATTCTTAACGTTACGCCAATTGAGCCTGGCTGGTCTGGTCATCTCACTATTTGTATTGTCAATCCCTTGGCTTTTCCCGTTCGCATCTATGCCAACGAAGGGATCGTGCAAGTTATGTTCGCTCGCCTCTCAGGCGCCGCAGATCAGGACTATGGAAACGGCAAGTATCAAAACCAAGGCGCTAACGTAGCGTTTGCTGCCGTCTGATCAGTGAGCGCTCTTGAAGACCAGTTTCTTGGACTGTGGCAAGCTCATTTCCCTGATCTCCCATTGATTAGAGAATTCAGTGACGTGCCAACTTGGGAGACTGATTTCCAAGAGCGCTATGCAAAAAGCAAGCGGTCAAAGCGCTACAGGGCAGACTTTGCTCATCTGCCCTCCCAAAGTCTCATTGAAATTCAAGGGGGCACCTTCAGCAGAGGCAGGCACGTAACCGGCTCGGGCTATGAACGAGATGCCCGTAAATTCAACTTAGCAACAATGGGAGGGTGGAAAGTGTTTCTCCTTACCACCCAAACGGCCAAGGAAACTTTTTGGCTTGAGCGGATTGCTGCTTCATTGCGAACTGCGTGACGGCTTCAGCAGCTTCACCAAGCAGCTCATCAGCGGCTTCCAAATCACGCTCTTGAAGCTGCATAGCTTGACGCAGTTCAAGATTCTCTTTCACGAGCGACGTGACGGCTTCTTGCATATTGCTCCAGCCCTCCATCATCGTGCAAGCCACTTCTCGCAGCTTGTCAACGTCATTGCATTCGCTCAGTGCCTTTTTGTTAGCAACGAGAGCAAAGTCTCGTTCCATGCTCCGCTCAAAAGGCCCCATAATGCCAATACAATCTTGACCATTGTATTTTAGGCCCACTGGGATAGAGAAAGTGCTCATTGTCCTTGCATTGTTTCGTTTAGCCTAGCCATGCAGCAGTTTGGCAAGCGGTTTGTTTATCGGGTGGACGATGGGAAGGATGCCGTAAGATGTGGGACGGGCTACCGCCCATACAAGCTTCCTCGCACGCCTCGCAACCATGAATGGCTTCCAGGACAGGATGTGGTGTACGTACAACGTACGTCCGCTGGGTGGATGCCCTCCTCCATTGTTGGCACCATTGAAGGGTTTGATGCAAGCGCCAGAGCCAGGAAAGCAATCGTACGCTGGCATTCGGCTACGGACATTGCTCCTACAATCAGTTTGCAACGACTTCGGCCCCTCTCGCTGATCACCAGTGCTTACCAAAACAACTGACGACTTGCTTAAAGATTTCTCCAAACTTGCAGGAGAAATTCTTGCCATTTTCACTGTCATATGCTTGCGAGCATGGCTGTTAAGTACTTGCGTGGGTCTACTGGCTCCAAGTTTTACGCTTGGCTTTTGGCAGTGGTTCCTAATTGCCATCACTTTTCGCATTCTCATCGCTACGGACAAAACTTGATGATGAATCAGATGGATCCGCTGATGGATGGCATCAGCTTCGTGCGTCTCATTGATTGGATGGGCAGCTCGCTTGATATTGTTTGTGACGCCCGCCAAAGCTTTGACCAGACCAGTAGTGAATGGTCCGAAAAGGACCAGAAGCTTCTTAATTATCTCGTCAAGCATCAGCACACTAGTCCATTTCGTGGCGTGGTCACAAAATGGCAAGTGAAAGCTCCGCTGTATGTTTGTCGGCAATGGTGGAAGCATGTAATTGGTGGCACGTTCGCCAACGACACGCTTGGTTGGAATGAGAAAAGCTTTCGCTACTGCGAAGCTGACGATGACACGTACTACATGCCGCGTGAATTCCGCCAGCAAAGCGCCAGTAATAAGCAAGCTTCCAGCGGCGCCTTGGAGCCCAGCATGAACCAAGTGGCAATGATTGAATATGCCAAGGCTCTTGAGCAGGCAAAGCAGGCTTACAGGGCGCTGCTGACGCTAGGCGTGGCGAAGGAGCAAGCCAGGGGAATCATGCCCATGGCGACGTACAGTTCCTTCACTTGGACCTGCAGCTTACAAGCTTTGCTTCATTTCATTTCATTGCGGGATAAGGCTGACAGTCAAGGCGAAATCCAAGCTTACGCTCAAGCCTTGTCCACTCTCGCCCGTCCATTGTTCAAGGAAGCTTTTGAAGCTTTCGACCTTCACCAATCTTCTTTCTGATGACTGACGCTGTGAATCATCCCCGTCACTATGCCAAAAATGGCGGTATTGAATGTATTGAAGCCATTGAAGCTTCAATGGACACAGACGACTTTAGGGGCTTCCTGAAAGGGAACATTCTGAAATATGTTTGGCGCTATGAAGAAAAAAATGGCCTAGAAGATTTGAAGAAAGCCAGTTGGTATCTTGATCTTCTCATTTTTAATATGGAAAACGAGCCACAACAAGAAGCAGTTGAAGCTCTTGAAAATGCTTCTCAACAATGCGAAGGAGGATTCTGCCCGATGCCGAATCAAATGGAGCCAGTTCCTGGCATTCGATACGATCTCCCAGGAAAGCAAGTGATGTTTGCTCCCGTTGAAAGCTAAGCAGCACTACAACAAAGCCCCCACAAGGGGGCTTTTTCATGCTCAATTGTTTGATGCAGCGGCAACACAAGCCCCTTCTTCTCGCACCATGCTTCCAAATCTTTTTGATCAGTGTGAGCACTGACGAAGCTATTGCAATACACCCACGCCAGCAAGATTTCTTCGCGCTTCTCCGTCCAAAATGGCTGCACTCGCCACCATTCAAGCATCGGCAAGTCTCCCTTCTTCAAATTGCAGCTTTTACATGCTGGAATCATGTTCCAACGCGAAAAGTGAGGGCCGCCTTTGCTCTTCGGGACAATATGGTCAATCGTAAGCTTTTCTCCCCATTCTCCACAATATGCGCAAGCACACTGACCAAAAGGCCCTCTCAAGAAATAGTCTTCAAAAATGCTCTTACGAAACCGACGTTTTGCATCTCCAGGGCGAAGTTCAATGAGAGAATAAAGCAGCTCATCAGGACCATTCGCTCTTGGCATGGCACTATTTAGTTGTCTTGACCATAGTTTAACGCTAAATAATGCCCCGCGAATTTTGTCTAGAATCAGAGTATTGATTGTCGGCTATGGACAGTTTCAAGGACGGCCTTGCAAATTTCGTAGCCACCATCACGGCTGGCATGTTGCTTTCAACAGGTGCCATGCTTATCGCCGTAGGCACTCAACAAGCAAGAGTGGCAGTGCAAATTGAAACTGTCACAGAGAAGCTTTCTACGCTCACAGACAAGATGAGTGAAATGGAAGCAAGAGTACGAAACCTAGAGATTGAACGCTAGGCTATTTATATTCCCATTGAGCCTCTCATCATGACCGGCATTGAATGGTTCGTAATTGGTGGCATTCTTGTTGCTGCTGCCGACCAAATTATCGAACGCACTCCCTACAAGGAAAACAATATCATCCAGCTTCTGCTGACTGGCCTCAAGGCAATCTTCCGCGTTAAGGACTGAGCCATGTGGCCTTCTAATCGGGCTTTCTGGGACGAATGCTTCCAGACGGCCCGTAAATATGGTGCTCGCTATCCAGAGCTGGTAGCAGCACAATGCTGCTTGGAAAGTGGCTTCGGGAAGCACACATCTGGCAAGCATAACTACATCGGCGCCAAAGGCGAAGGCACTACTACCACCACTCAAGAATTTTACGATGGTCAGTGGGTGACTATCAAAGCTGGTTTTATTGACTTCCCTAGCCTTGCTGCTTGCATTGAATACTTAGTCACGCGCTGGTATAAGGACTATCGTCAATTCAAGGGCATTAATCATGCTCCTAATCGTTACGCTGCTGCTCGCATGCTCAAGGAGCAAAGCTATGCCACTGATCCGGCGTATCCAGCAAAACTGTCTAAGCTCATGAAAGAATATGCTCCTGAGAGCACTGTTGTTACTATGATCGGTCCCAAGAAGCGTCCGCAAGATTTTGGCTTTAAGAAAGGCGATTCGCATTTGATTGTGAATGATGCCGTTGAGACGATGAAAGCTTTCTCTTTTGAAGGAAAGCTTCTATGGGAAATCCCTTGTCTTGCTCGCGGACAATATAGTGATTTTGAATGGAAGATCACAAATTCTGACTGTCCTCCTGGAATCTACAAAATTGGAGAAATCTACAAGGACTATGAGAAGGTTGGAGACAAGCCTGCTTATGACCGTACGCTAATGGCGTATGGTTGGTACACGTTTGATATGATTGAGCTAGAAAATCAAGAGGCGCGGTATGGCAGAGCAGGAATTGCCTTGCATGGTGGTGGAAGCGCAAATGGATGGCCTGGTG